TTTTCGGATATCTCCACGAACGGTCATGACTCGGTTCAAGACCACGATGAAACCCTTGCAATCATTGGGGTTGGCGTTGAGCAGCCTCGGTTGGTTACGCCGACTGGGGCGTTTGGTTCTTACTCGGCTTTGGTGGGGGCTTGGAGTGAGGCCCATCTTGGCCGCACGTTGTTTCCGTGGCAGATGAACGCATTGTCAGGCGCTCTTGAACATGATGAGGATGGAAACTTCATGTCGAGTACCGCGTTGATAAGTACAGGCAGACAAGCCGGGAAGACAACCATGCTTTCTGCCTTGGTTGGGTTTGCTTTGACCGAACTACCCCGCATTTGGGGACGGCCAGTGCGCATTATGTCAACCGCGCACGAACTTGGTTTGGCAACAGAAGTCTTTGAAGAATTGCGCGAAGTCTTCGAGCTGCTTGAGGAATCGGGGCTGGCAAAAGTGACGTGGGCTTACGGGCGTCATCAGGTCAAGATGCTCGACGGGTCGGTTTACAAAGTCAATAGTGCGACAGGTAAAAAGCATGGTGGCACTTGGGACATTCTGATCGTGGACGAACTTTGGGCAATCAGTGAAGCAACTTACTTTGGGGCGTTGAAGCCATCTCAAATTGCTGTGCCATCTCCATTGGCGTTTCTTGTCTCCACCGCTGGCGACGAATCGTCAAGGGCTTTCCTAAAATTGCGCGAGCAGGCGCTAGGCATTATTGACTCAGGCGTCAGGTCTGATTTGTTTATGGCCGAATGGTCATTGCCGACTGGCGTGTCACCTGACGATCAAAAGTATTGGGGCTACGCCAACCCCAGCCTTGGTAGAACAATTACCTTGAAAGGTTTACAGTCAGCGTCCGAAGCACCTGATCGTTCGCAGTTCCTTCGAGCGCATTGCAACCTATGGGTGGCTGCCGCTAACTCGTGGATAAATCCGGGTGAATGGGCGAAGCGTTATACCACAAACCAAGACCTAGTTGGTGGCAATACTGTTTTGGCTGTGGATAGTTCTGTGGACGACTCAAAATATGTCGGCATCCTTTGTGGCTTAAACAGCGACGGCGACATTGTTGCCAGCGTTGCTTTTACTTGCGAAACGAACCGCCAAATGTGGAGACACATCGAGCGTCTTATGGAAGACGACGCCAAACTCAAATTGGCTATCACCCCAACTCTTGACCTTCACACCCCAGAGCCGTTAATCCGTCGGCGTTCGCTTTGGGGCTACGCAGAAATGATTAAGTACACAGGGCTAGTCAAGTCAATGATCACTGAGGGACGGCTTTTGCACACTGGTGAAGAAATGCTGGCGGAACACGTCAACAGGGCGACCCTCGTCAAAGCCAATGGAGCCGTCGTTTTGTCAAGCCAGAAGAGTCCGGGGCCGATCGAGTGCGCAAGGTGCCTTGTGGCAGCTGCTTCTCTTGTGTCTCGTCCGGGTCAATCAGGTCGGGCAATGATGGGTTCAGCAAGGTAGTTGCAAATGCAACTTGTTTGTGTAAGACTCCGCCCGTGGGATTCTTCACTCCAAAAGTTACGACAGCGCAAATTTCTGTTCCGCCCGTAAAGGCTGCCGCTGGCGCTGGTGCTTCACAGATTAATGACTTTCTTGCGTACACTTCTGGCGCTGCCGAACAGCGAGCATTGCAGAACCCGACAGTGTCACGCTCGAAAGACCTTCTTGCTTCTATGGTTGGCTGTCTCGAAATGCGCCACTACTCAAAACAGTGGACAGGCGAGCGCTACGAAGAAATTTACCTGCCGTTAGAGCCGTGGATGGAACAACCTGATCCGAAGGTCACACGCAACTTCTTCTACTCAAATATTTTCAGTGACCTTTTCTTCTACGGCCGCGCTTTTGCCTTTGTGACTTCTCGTTACTCAACTGGACTGCCAGCGAGTTTTACTTGGCTTCCAGCTGCAATGTGTACTACACCTAATCAGACCGGTCCCCAGTGGTTTGGCCCTTCTGACATCATTCAGTTCAACGGCGTTGAAATTGGCGACACCAACGACGTCATTCAATTCTTGTCTCCAATTCAAGGGCTCCTATATCAGGGCGCAAGGGCTTTGTCAATAGCAACTCACCTTGACCAAGCCGCTGACCGTTACGCAACTTTGGAAACTGTGCCGGGATATTTACAGCAAAAGGGTGGCGAGACTCTTGACTCTGACAGCCTTAGCGAAATTGCAGCTGCATGGTCGGCAATGCGTCGCCAGAACGCCATTGGTGCGCTCAACGATTATGTTGAGTTCAAAGAGTTCAAAGTTTCACCAGCAGAAGTAGTTGCTGAACAGCGCAAGTATCAGTCGCTCGAAATCGCTCGCGTTTCTAACATTCCTGCCTATCTTGTTTCGGCACCGCAGGAAGGCTCAGGCCTGACTTACACAAACGTGCAGGACAGCAATCGCCAGTTGTATTTATACGGCGCAAAACCATTTATTGAATGCATCCAACAAACTCTGTCGGCTTCTAATGTTCTCCCACGAAACCGCTTCGTCAAGTTTGACATTGAGGGCTACATTGAAGAAGAACTTATGCAAGACGTCATGGTTGAACCAGAAGTAGAAATGCCAGTAGAAAGCCCATCATGATTCATTTCGTAAACGTCCCCATCACTCTTGACGCAGCCGCAAGTGAAGATGCCCCCAAAACCATCACCGGCATTGCAGTCCCTTGGGCTCCAGTATCGGCAACGGTCATGGACGGCACCAAAGTTTCCTTTGCCCGTGGCGCTTTTGATCTAGACATGAAGTCACCTAAATTGCTTGAAAATCACGACATGAGCCAACTTCGCGGCATCGTGTCATCACTCGCTGATATGCCCGAAGGACTTGGATTCACCGCCACGTTCGCAAAGACGGGCGCAGCTGCCGACGCCATCGAACTCGTAAAAGCAGGCGCATACGATTCGGTGAGCGTTGGTGCTGTCCCCACAAAGTTTAAGTACGACAAGAACGGCGTCATGGTCGTTTCAAAGGCTGACCTTGTTGAGATCAGTCTTGTCGCACAGCCAGCATTCAAGGATGCTGTCATCACAGAAATCGCTGCATCAGAACCAGAAGAAGATGCAACCGAACCCACCCCAACAGATTCCGAGGAGGAACCAGAAGTGGCAACACAAGAAAACCCAGTGGTTGAGGTCGAGGCTTCAATCATTCCAACAACCCCTATCTATGCAACAGCAAAGCGCGAGTACAAACTTCCGTCAGCTGCTGAATACATTGCATCATTCGTTCGTGGTGGTCACGACTTCGCACAAATGAATGAAAACATCCGTGCAGCAGCACCAGACGTAGTTACCAGCGACATTCCCGGAGTCATCCCGACACCAATCATCGCTCCGGTGTACAACAACTTCCAAGGCCGTCGCCCACTCATTGACGCAACAGGCGTTCGTGCAATGCCTCAATCAGGCGCAGTATTCATCCGTCCAGTTGTAACAACACACAACTCAATCGGAACAGCAACGCAGAACACCACCATCACCGCTTCGGCTTTCGTTGTAGATGACGTTCAAATCACCAAGACAATCCAAGGTGGCTACGTTGAAATCTCAGAGGCTTCACTTGACTGGTCACAGCCAGAAGTGCTCAGCGCTTTGCTCGATGACATGGCTCGCGTCTATGCAGACCGCACAGACCTCCTTGCTTGTTCAGAACTTGTAACTGGCACAACCAACAGCAACAACTTCACGAACGCATCTATCACAGACCCAGCAGAATGGGTACGTTGGATGTACCAAGCAGCTGCCGACATCCTCACAGGCTCAAATGGCAACTTGCCATCAGTCTTGGCTGTGTCGCCAAACATTTTCCAGTACCTCGGACAACTCGTAGACGGTCAAGATCGTCCACTGTTCCCACAGGTCGGGCCAATGAACGCTTACGGCACAATGTCACCGGGGTCAGATGGCGCTGTCGCTTTCGGACTTCGTCTTGTCGTTGACCGCAACCTTGGCGCAACTGACATGGTCATCATGGATCCGACAGGCATCGAGAACTGGGAACAGCAGAAGGGCGCTATCAGCGTTGAACAGCCTTCACAGTTGTCTCGCCAAATTGCATTCCGTGGCTACTTTGCCTCGAAAGTCATTGACGCTTCAAAGAGCATCAAGGCTGCATTCGTCTGATAAAGACGAACTAGAAAGACTGTAAGACAATGGCTAGTTACGACCTCGCATTTCATACGCGACTAGACAACTATGCCGTCTTGCAGACTTTTGTGGACACAGACATTCAAAGTCAAGACTCGGTAGTTGTAGCAGGAGCATCCCACGGTTTCAGTGGTACGCACACTGTTATTTCTACCGAGCCTTACGAATTTATTGGTGTCACCGAAGAAGGCGACTTAGTTTTTGACTATGACGTAATCATCCCCAACCAGTTCATCTATGTGAACGCTGGGGCTGACTACGAAAGAAGTGTCGCTACCGGCACAGTCACTTTTACGCCTAGCCCAAGTTGGATTGTTAGTGCTGACGTCACCAGTTGGCTTGGCATTGACGTGGCAACCGCTAACGACACCGCATTTATCGCTGTATGCGTCTCAGCGGCCAACAGTTGGGCATTCCGCAAGCGTAGAGAGGCTGGCTACACAGACAGCCTTACAAGCGCTCCTGACGGCGCAGCCAAACTAGGCACTGTCATGTATGCAGCAATGCAATACCGCTCCCGTGGCGCTGTTGACGGCTACGCATCTTTTGACTCAATGGGCATGGGTACCCCCACCATGTCACTTGGTCAAATTATGCAGCTGCTTGGCTGTGGAAGGCCACAGGTTGCCTGATGGCTGCAACGGGCATTCTCTATGAGGCAGTGAACGCCACCAAGACCGCACTCACGGCTTTGGGCTTGAAACCAGTCACTGACCCTCGCAACGCTCGACCACTCTCAGTGATGATTGAACTTCCAACGCTTGATGCCTTCACATACAACGTGGGCGACATTCGGCTAGTCATTCGTGTTCTTGCTGGGCCTCCGGGCAACCAAGATTCAGGTGATTACCTCATGACCACTGTTGACACAATTATGAACTCACCCATCGCCATAGTGGACGGAAGGCCATCTCTCGCTTCATACGGCGAACAGATGCTTCCTTGCTATGACATGACCGTTGCCGTAGCAGTACGGCGCAACTAGAAAAAGGAGCCACCAATGGCAACAACAACATTCCTATCCAATGCGACTATCAACATCACACAGGGTGCAACCACGACTGACTTGTCAGACCAAGCAAATGCTTGCATGATCACAATTGGTCAGGACAGCCTTGAATCAACTGCTTTTGGTGACACTGGTCATCGCTTTACTGGTGGCCTCCAGACCGTAGAAGTGTCAATCACTTTCTTTTTGTCATACGGCGCAACAGAAGTTGAAGGCATCCTTGCATCATGCGTAGGCACAGGCAGCACAATCTTGACCATCTCGCCATCAGGCACCACAGAGTCAGCAAGCAACCCTGAGTATGTATTGACCAACTGTATGCTTGCCAACTTTACCCCAATCAACTCAACAGTTGGTGAACTCGCAACCGTAGAAGCAACCTTTACTGGCGGCACTTGGGTACGCGACGTCGTCTAAACAAGAAACAACATCATGCAATTAACGCTCAAAGTCACAACAGACCAAACGACCTATGAGGTCAAAACAAACCTCTACGTCATAATCGCTTGGGAACGAAAGTTCAAACAAAAAGCCTCAAACCTTGCCACTGGCGTAGGACTTGAAGACTTGGCGTTCATGGCTTTCGAATCCTGCAAACTCAACAACATCCCAACACCGGCAGTCTTCGATGATTATGTCAAGCGTTTGGTTGCAATTGAAGTGGTATCGGACGAACCCACAAACCCCACCAGCGAGGCACCTACTCACGATCTCTAGCAGAAGTGCTAGTTGAGACTGGGTGGTGGCCTCCACAAATACCTTTCGAGACGCAAGACATGAACACTGTGATAGATGTGATAAATAAAAGCAGGCGCAAGTGACTAGCGAACTTGGCCCTATTGAAGTTGTTGGCCTCAAAGACGCTCTTGCGCAGCTGAACAAGATTGACAAGAAACTTAGGCGTTCTATCACTACTGACTTTAAAAAAATCGTTGACCCAGTACTTGTTGAGGCTCGACGGAACATTCCTGATGACGCACCGCTTTCGGGTATGGCTCGTTCGTGGACTGGCAAAAGTGGCGCTGAACTTATGCACTGGGAATCAGCAAAGGTAAATAAAAACCTCAAAGCATTTACTAGTGGAAAAAAGGTTCGCGACGCTCCGGGCGGATTCAAGCAAAACCTTGCCACGTTTGGCATTAGGTGGGGAGGCCCGCAGGCTACGCTCTTTGACATGGCGCGAAAAGGCAAATTGTCTACCGCACTTCAATCCCGATATGGCTCACCTTCTCGCGTTATTTGGCGAGCATACGAAGCCCAAGATGACTTAGTAGAAAAAGAAGTTCGAGAATTAGTGAATCGTGTCATGAAGATGACTGGCAATAACGGGAGAATCTGATGGCTATTACTATTCCAATTATCAGCGAGTTTGATGGTGGTGGCATTAACAAAGCCATTGCTCAGTTCAAGCAGTTAGAAACAAACGGGCAGAAGGCTCAGTTCGCTATCAAGAAGGCTGCCGTTCCTGCAGCTGCTGCACTTGTCGGTCTAGGCGCTGCTCTCTTTGATGCCACCAAAGGCGCTATTGAAGATGACGCTGCACAAAAGAAATTAGCCCTCCAGTTAATGAACAGCGCTGGCGCTACTGATGCCCAGATTGCTGCTACCGAAACTTGGATATCAACCCAAGGCAAAGCGCTTGGCGTAACTGATGATGATCTTCGTCCTGCCCTCGCTCGATTGGTTAGCCAAACTCATGACGTCACCAAAGCGCAAGAACTGGCTTCGCTGGCTATGGATGTCAGCGCTGGTACAGGCAAGAACCTCAACACAGT